CTCAGTTGCAACAGTATTTTTATTTGCCATCTTTTGTCCTTCTCTCAAGGAAGACTTAACTAGGGGAGAGCTTGCTGTTGTATGGACAGCTCTCCCCGATAACATTGTTCCTAAAGTTACCTATAGGAGTATGAAGAGCGCTCTGGACAGATTGCAGGCTCATTAGCTCCTTCAGCTTCTTTCCACGATAAATACCGAACAGTAATCCCTTAATATACCCTGATTCGATTCACCATGGAGGTGTGTCCTTGTATACATAGAGTTAAGACACCAATATTTTCATAGGCATAATTAATGAATACTAAGTAGATAGCCTATAAAACAAAAGGACTGCTCTAGAGAGGTTTTTTTTGAATCTGTCATCTAAAGAGCTAGTAGGAATGAGATAAAAGAGTAGAATGAACAGGAAGAAATGAGTGCGCAATCAGAAGGAGATGGGGTCATCTAGATGACTAATGAGACGAGAGACAAGTCCGGCCAAGTAGTGAATGCACTTCTCATCAGCAAGACATAGCATATCAGGATGAGTTATGAGAGCAATAGTCCCGTGTTGTTCAGCTTGCATTAGTCTTGCACAATACTCTGCCTCAGAGAACGAAAGTAACCATTCGCAAGCAATAGCACTTTGTAGAACATCTGTCCACTCCTGATAGGTCGGTCGTGATACATCTCTCCCTACTAAGGTATGGAAACTATGTAGATTCGCTTTGAGGCTTGATCGTACTGTCCGAGACATTACTCCTCCGAGTGGAGCTATTATACATGCCAAAATGTATATCAAGCTTTGTTTCCCACGCGAAGGAGTTACCCTACTGATGTTATAGACTGCTTGTGGGGTGATAGCGTACTTCCATTTCTGACGGGTCAAGCGTACTAAATAAATCCGCTCAATTAACCCTAAGAAGTTATGAAACTCCCAGCATGCGTCCAAGTGGCCATGAGCTCCAATTGTACCTGCGATCAGTTCGTGGCCGTGCTGCGAAGTCTGCGCCCGAAGCAGCAGTCGATGTGGAAAACGATTGTCTATCGCAGGCTGAAGGACTCGATATGAAAAGCCTTTATCAGAACTAATGTCGATCACCAATAAGTAGGGTGTTTGCTGGTATTGGCATAAGCGTTTCGACACAGTTGGGTCAAACCAGTCTCCAGTTGTCTCAAGAGACTCATAGCTTTGTTGATACCGGGATGTACTTCCAAATAGTCTCACCAGAGGAGGAATATATGCCTCAAGTCTAATGTCCTGAGGCAAGTCACAGCGTAAATCATGGCCATAGACTTTAAATGCCCCGCCAGCAATAGCAGCACTTGCGCAACCTCCAAGTCCTGATCCCACTATGACAACGATCTCACCTCGAAATATAGGACAAAGACGTCTCCAACTATCTGCTGCACCTGATGCAAGATTGTACGAGTTCCTGACAGAGGTTAAGAACTTGAAGAGAACCCTGTGAGTCGAAGTGATTGGACGGGAAGAATCAGGAGCTTGAGATGGTCCTATGTAGCCTGTCAATGTTAGTGATCCCTCTCCTTGGTACTGAGCAGCTCGCTGGATTTGAACCGGTGGCATATACCGATACTCTCTCAGTACCTCGCTGGCTGAAGCATTCGTTGCATAAATACGTGCACCAGGGGCGCATAATGCAACACGTTCGGCAACGAGAGCTGCTGATGTATCAACTAGTTCTGTACCTCTTCGGTGAATTCTGTAAGATAACAGAAGATCCCGAAAAACCTCTAACTTGTCAACCTCAGAGTGTAGACCTAACCTGCTCATTCGTCGAATCGTAGAGCCCACAATGAAGTTTGCATCCTCCTCAGATATTATACCAGAGACTAATGCACGACAGGCGTGGCGCCGGAGAGCTTGTATACAATGCTGTAGTGTTGCCTCTCCCACATCAGACCCGAAGACTACAACAGGACACTTGTAATAACACGACCGAGGATTGGAGTAGATCTGGTGTGCGACAGTTGCAAGGTACGAAACCAGGACTTTAGTGGTAGGAAATCTCTTATCATATGACGGAGAAGGACCAATATTGAACCTCTGAACTATAGGGTCTTGTGCAAGTAACGGATGATACAAGTGTTGCTGTATTCCCTCTACAAGCAGTCTCCCATATCTATGATTGATAAAGGAAACTGAGGAGCTAAATCGACTACCATAATGAGGACTGTGAATGAGCCCTGAAATCGTATCAAGGAGAACACACGCAGCTGCCTGAAAGAAGGTGGAGAGACCCATTCCTGCTATCTCCTGAAGACCGAAGCGAAATGAAATGCGAGTGACTACATGGTCCAGGATGCCTACAGTGTGTCGCGCAGATCCTAGGGCTCGTGCTATCTCTGATACAACAGCAGAGAAAAGCATTGATCGCGCTGGAGGAGTGTAGAGGTGAAATGCACTATCCCAGAGAGGACCACTTGTTTTCTGAATCTGTACTCCTACTGACTGTACCAAACGTAACCCCTGGGGTATCTCTTGCGGAAGAGAAGGAGCTGACAGAGAGAAATTCTCTTGTGGGAGAGTGATCAGTGGAGAGTGTCCAATTAGAATACTGAGTCGACTGAATGACCCTGTCGTACCTGTCACAGCTCGATAGGAAGATAAGCTGATTCCGTATAGGAAGAACTCTTGGAACATGATAGGGTAGTCTTCTGTAGTTGCACTAAGGAACCCTGCATGATCTGAGTCAAGACGAACATGTGAAGCCACAGTTGAAGATCCGAGTAAATGTGCATCGCGCTCCCCGATGCGGGCAGCATAACGGTGACCTTGATCCCCTCCTACTACCCCGGCAAGCATAGCTGTATAGTCACTCAAGTTGTACCCACACCTTGACCGAGCAAGATAATCAATGAATGACACAATGTCGCCTGTATAACTGGACCACCCTAGGATAGACTGGAGAGACTTTAGAGCTGAAGTCGAAGGGCCTTTCCCAACAATTTTGTACCCATGCTCTGACCGTTTCTCAACTGTGCGGGATCCTAGATAAGCTCGCGAGGGGCCGCGAGAATAAAGGAAATTGCCTATTCCTCGTGAGAACTCTATAAGGATAGCAGGAGCTGATTCTCTCGAATCCCAGGAACAGTTGAAATCACAAGGCATATAGGAAGTTAAGCCAGAAATAGTAACTCCAAGAGGAGCCCAGCGTGCACGTAACGCTTCAACATATTGGTATAACGAGATGATCCGGCCATGATGTTGTCTGATAAAGAGAATAAGCTTTGCCATCCAAAAGATCTGCATTGTTCCTGCGTCTAACATGGTAAACACTAGGTTCTCCTCCGATAGCTTCCTTGAGACAGCTTGTAGAGTACGAGTTTTTAGGAACATCCGCTTGATGGAATCCACAGTACCGAGTGCACTGCAATCAATCAAATCTCGAGCCACTACAGGGTTGAAAGGAACAAGAGTCTGAACAATCTCCATCATCTTTTCTGCATACCCGGCTGCCCCAAAGTCAAGTGTTTGCCTAATCTCCCGATTGCGTGTCATAGACCTGACCACTCCAAGGGTGCTCTCCGCGATTGCGTCTTCTGGTGTGGGAGGCTTTCGGATGGGGAGCCCATACGGATCCTGTATGAGATTCTCCATTTTTGGTCGTCGATTGAAAAGATCATCCTCTCGAGATGCTCCGATTATCCACCTAGCTTCAGGAAGGAAGTCTTGAAGAATAAACAGGCTCGCCAAAGATTTTGATAGGGGGTCCCCTCCTCCCTTATAGAGAAAAGCATAAGGTCCTAGGATAGGGAGACCTCCTAATTCAGGAGGACACAGGAGTTGAAGTCTGATAGCAACTGGGTCACGAAGAGTATGAATAGAAGACAATACTCTATGATATGCTCCTCCGTAAGATATAGTCCGAGTAATGAACAACCCAGCCTGGAGGAGGGCAGCCCAATAACACTTCTCAGGGCGCTTCGCTGTCTCGCTAGCTGCTACAGCTCCAGAAAAGATAGATTGTATATACGAGCTATAGGAAGGAAAATCAACAGCCGAAGTCGGATGGATACGAGACAAAGCCTTGAGAGAGGTCGGATAGTCAACACCGTTTACATACACAGCCTTCGAGTAGGTGATAGTTGTTGATGAAGACAAGGACTCCTCCGGCTTAAGCTCTTGGTGCATCATTGCAGATGCTGCTTCGCACCGAGCAAGGATCATGACCTCGAGCGCATGGAGTTGATCATTAAGAGGAACAGAATACTGACGAGGAGTTGTTATGACAACCACAATATTGTCCCCTTGGTCGGTGATACTGTAGGATAAATCCAGATCTGTCAGTGCCACTTCTATCATGGCGACGGTAGCGATTGACCATAGTTTCTGAATGATCCCCTCAAAACCTCCTTTATGCCCAGACCAACAGAGATCATCTTCAGGGGGAAACAATTCTTCTATCTGAGGAGGTCTAAGATTTGCTACTCGTACCATGATACAACTCTCCGAAAAGAACTTATGAGCTGTAGTGAAAACTTTGTGTAGCCCAAAAAGGTCGTTCAAGTCTTGCCCAATAGAGTTGATACATAGCTCTCTCCACATGAGGTTCCATGATGAGAGATCTAACTCTAAGAACAGTCTGACTGTGTCAGGTGAATCCATTGGACGAGTCAATGCAAGGAACCGCTCATGGATAGTCAACTTGTCATCTACCATTGTGATCTGGGGGAAATAAGGGAGGACAGTTGTAGCAATATTTGCTTCGTGGCATGCAAAGAAAGCCCGCATCTCCATCACTAGCATGGTGAACATTCTCGCTGCTAACTTGAATTCACGCTCCTTAGGGTAAAGAGAACAGATTTTCCATGATAATGGTATCTCGTCATTCTCTATAATTTGGACAATGTCGTAAATTGAGAATGTATCGCGTGACAAAAGCTCGAGTAAGAGGCGACGTTGACTCCTGGGAGTTCCACTATCCCACTGCATATGTTTCTCATCACGATACAATGAGATAGCCTTATCGTCCATGAGTTCTAGATAATTGTCGTAGTACTCAAAGTCGAACTCTTTGGCGAATGATACTGCATCCCAATCAGAGAGAGGGTAAGACCGCCGATGGACCCGTAGTTGCTGACTGGTATAGAGCTTTTCTAGTAAAGTTCCGTGATAGTGAAAGATAAGGGATGGCCACCTGTGATGCTTTCGGATGAAGGTCTCAGTAAACAACCTACAGAAGGTGGCACGCAGTAGCCGAGCGGATGATGGGAGCGTAGTATCAGGAGTCCTTGCTTTCTCTGCAGATGTCTTTCCTCCTAACCGAGGATCAATCAAAGGGTGTCCGCTGAACTTTTGTAGCCCGAAACACTCAGCAACATGTTGAATATTCTCGCAACTGACAAGGACCCTCGAGTGGAAGAGCTCCGCGAGGGATGCCCACCTTCGACGAGGAGTATACTGGCTCTGGTAGATAGAGTTCTCCTTTTTTGTAACCTTTGCGATCATCAGTGCAAAGGAATCCGCAGAGCCAGTGAGAGGGTCTCGAGCAGCCCGAGATAGATAGGCTTTGGATAGTGACTCCACACTTTTTGCAATCTCATAACCTACATTCCCTAACTCAAGTAAGCATTGTTCCTGCCAGCTATAGACTGCTTTACAGAGCTTAGGTAACACTACATCTTGATTATATAGAAGATGACAAGCTATAGCAGCATTTTTTCTCATGAGCAACGCATCACGGATCATGAGGAGTTGTTCATAAGTTAAGAAAAATATATCGCCCGGCTGGGAGGAGAACGTCAACAGGCATGCTGAGCGACAGATGATAGCACTCCCAACTCGTTTCTTGATATAAATTGGATCCTTCAGTCCGGTGCTTCGTAATTGACAGTACTCCTCGACAAAACACCCAAAACTCTCCTCTCGAGTAGCCCAGTACAATGCATCTTCAGAGTAAAGTGCTTGAGGAACTCTCTCTGTGGGCCCTTGACAGAGCGACCCTAAGGCTTGAGAATGAGCGAATAGAATTGGCCTGACAGCTTGACACGCGTAATCAAATACAGCTCGGACCTGAGCAGGGTCTGAGGGGTAATCGTGAAAGAATCGAGGGTAATGCTCAGGCTCCACCATTTGAATGGATGCTAAATCGCTCTCCCACCTCCCCTCAGCTGCTACAAGGAGCGAATACAATAAGATCTCTTCTCTCTGTTCATAGTCACGGATTCCAGGTGTTCCTCTGCTGAATTGAGCTAGTCTTCCCCGTGCAGCTACATCAGTAGTTAGATATTTTGGATAAACATTCATCCAACGATCACGTGCAGCCGTGAGTATAGGACTATCCAAGTGACGACTAGGAAAAAACGGAGCTGGTCGATAATCATTATACTCCATGATGAGTTCTAACGCTTGTCAGCGTTTGATGCTATCACTAAAAGCAAACGCACAATAGTGAGAGTACAACTATATAACCTCTATTGGTTTTTTGAAATAACTGTGAGACAGAATATCCATATGCAGATAGGTATTGGTATTGGTTGTCTATCTACCGCTGAGAGACATGAAACGAGGAGGATCAAATGAGTAATCAGACTCAAATTCAAGTTCATCTAGAGATATTGTTAAGTATGATCTGTTAGTAATAATTTCGTACTCGACACGCCTCCCACCCAAAGTACTATGAACCCAAACTTCGATTCGCCAAGGGAGGGAGGCATCTTGTAATCGAGCAGTTAAGTTAGTGATACGCAAGAAGCAGCAGGAACTAATAACAAATACAAGAAGAGGGCTCTGAGTTAATTCCAAGATAGACAGGATAAACATGACCAATTCCTGAGCCCCATAAAAGGTCCTTTCTGTATTCCGGTGCAGCCAAACTATGTCACCATCGAGGTAATGAAGAGTCACCCTAGCCCGAACATCTCGTGTATATAAAGAACGACGGCGAGCAACAGTTGGATCAAAAGCAGCCTCAGGGTTAGGGGGCATAGGGGAGTAGAGATAAAGGGTAGAGAAGAAGAAACTAGGTCAGAATGAAGAGGTATAGTATGTAAGACGTGACTTATCTCGGTTTTTTAAGATCTGATATAAACGATATCATCATCCCTCTGATTTTCTACACATAACTCAATTACTCCCTTGTCGATATACTCCAGTTTTAAACCCTTTTAGTACGACGAGCGGAGTGTTATAGTAGTCTCAAGGTTAGGATGGTAAAAAAACACAGGACCCTCAGCGTGAAAGTAAGATACGGACTCGTCGGGAAGTGTACTCTTGACCTCAATATGATTGTTCCACCACTCACCCTCAATAAGAGGCTCCATCACTGTGAGTGTGCCAAAGAAATTGAATGATATAATTGTGAGGGGATATCTCCCGACAGTAAGGTAAAACCCGACTTGTTCCAAGATAGTCCTCAATGAGCCACCATCATGTATCTCACGCTTAATCATCTCTTGGTTCTCTCCATTGTACATGTGAACTACAATGGAGAAAGATGATCCTTCAGGGACATCAAATCTAGACATTCTTAGGTAAGTGTAGAAGAGTATGATAAGAGCAGATGGCCAGAGGATTCTTCTTTTTATTTGGTAGATAAGATCTATCTAACTGTATAGAGATAACTTTTCTATACTCAGTTTTTTCTAATACCAAGATCTCACAACAGGTAGTTTCGCCAAGATATGTCAATCGTCAAGATATGCTTCATTTATACCACACGCAAATGAGTAATCTCTGTGAGGCCCCCACAATACACAAAAGTAGGTCCAGTGACATCCCGCCAGACAACAAGTTCATCATTGATGTATCCGTTGACACGCAGTAGAGCGCGCCTATCATTCTGGAGATGGTGGGCATTCAGCACTTCGAACCTTCCCGGAAAGTTTATTGCAATAATGACTAATGGAACAGGAATTTGGTAAAGGAGATCAGATACAAATGTAAGTATCTCGACCAGGCTGGAACAATCAGGGGCCGGGAGAGACACCATGCCTTGGTCATACCCATTGCAGATGTGTATAGACACAGTTAAAGGAGACGGGCCCAGCACTGTGAGTGTCTCAGGACTAACATCCCTTACTACTAATTGATTAGCGGACTCTTGCTGGGAGGACATTTCTGTAAGAGCGCGATAAAGAAGGACACAAATGAGAGCGAGAGATAAAAACTTTTTTATCTCAATTTTTTTGAATTGCAAGCTAAATCTACTGATCCCCTACGTATGAGTTCATACCGTCATTCAAAGATCTGACAATAACTTCTCACTCACCTCCAACGCATCATTATCAATTGAGCTCTCGGCAATATCGACAAGATCAGAGGGAGAGAGGCTCGTCTGCATGAGAGCATCAAGCAGCACATTGATATTCTCTGTTGCGTGGGACTGCGTTGTGCGAATCTGTTTAAGAGTATGAGATAATTTCTCACACATGCCAGCCACTTCCCGAACCGTTGCAATTACGCTGGAAAGAGAACTAAAATCCGGTATATTGGTCTCACTAGGTTTCTCAAGATGTTCGATAATAGGGTGCCCAGAAAGGTCCCCTACTGTTGCTGCCCACCGCTGCATTGAGACTGCCGCTCCGTACAATTCTGCCATCTCCATCTGAGCAATATCTCCAGCTTCTCTCATTGCCACTGCCCTTTCTTTGAGCGCAACCAGCGATACTACTCCCTGAGTTTGCCCCTTGACAAAAGAAGCTCGAGAAGCATCTCCTGGACGTAGAGTCAGATCTGCACGCCAGTCCTTTGTTTTCCCTCTCTCAGCTTTTATTCTGCTAGTGATTTCTTCACGTCTCTTTTCTGCGAGTTCCTGGAACTCACGCTGCTTTGAGGAAATAGAGGTAGGAAGTGCCATCTGAGGCTAATCGAGGGCTTAAAGTTCTGAGTTATAAGGTATATAACACGTTTTCTGGGACAGCCAGCTGAAGGAGAAAGATGTAACACTATGTGTCTCAGTTTTTTTGAATCATGAAGCAAGAGACAATTTCGTTTACATCATAACCTGATCATTCTATTTCCTCCGATAGACTTTAACTGCAGACGATGAAGGAACAAGTGCGAGGTCATCTGCTTTAGCAAGATTATCAGAGTCCTGCTCCTTAGACTCAAAAGCTGGTTGTGCTGCTCCTCCACCAGCCTTCTCTTGCTTGATACGATTCACATGAGCCTCTACATCATGAGCCTCTATGTCCAGATGCCCACGACGGGCATACGACAAATATCCGTTACTCATCTCCTCGCCCAAAGCATTTAATGCATCTTGAGTCTGTTGTTGAGTCGAGGAAAGGCAGGCAGTTTGGCGAATGAGATTATATATCTGCTGTTGCAGTCTCGCGTGCTGTGATCTAATGTCATCTGAAGCGTCAGGTAACGCATGCAACCCATCATCAGCATTCAATTGGGCTGAGATATGTTCTGCAGTTGATTGACAAATGTCACCTAGTGTCATTAGATCATCTAGAGCCAAGGATGCCTCGTGAGCTCGCCTAGCAATCAGTTCTGTATTAGATAAGAGAGTTGCATGGTACTCTTTTTCACGCTGTAGTTTCTCTTTATAGCTCGGCGGGAGAAATCTCTTGATGAGGGACATTCTGGATAACACTGTGTTACTCAGTTTTTTTGAATCGAAGAATATACGATGAACACTTGCGATCTCATAATACGAGCTTAAACGACGACGGGAGCAACAGACGTAACCGGGACAACAGTCCTAGGAGCCATAGCGGGACCTCCGCGATGAGCGAGCTCTCTATCGAATGAAGCTCTAACCTCAGAACTAGTTGTTCTAATTGCATATTGATTGAGTGTGGACTGAGACTGCGACAATACGTCCACCGCTAAAGCAATTAGTTTTCGAAGAGTTTTGCTATCAAAGGCTTTGAACTGATCCCGATAGAGAAGTTTAGCATAAGGGCGAACAGGAGCAGGATAACTCAACCACACCTCCATGTCCACACTAAGAGTTAGAATCTCTAGAGAAATACCCTCTAACTCAGCAGCCCATGGATAGGTCTTGAGAAAATCATTGATGATCTTGATATGACTCATTTGTGCCATTTCCAGTAATCCTACCATAGTGGCAATAACACTGAGAGTTGTATCAGTGGCTCCCTTTCCTAATCCTACGAGCGGGATGAAATAGGCGCAACGGAACTCGGGGTCTATCTCCCAAGTTTGACCAACAGCTTCCCATGTCCCCGGACTCATACGAACATCTCCGGATACTTCTGCCCATGCTATCTTGTTGTTAAACTTAGCCTCTAAGTTCTGGGGTCGTTTAATGCTGATTGCGTCGGTATGTGCTCCGACAGGGCGACCACATAAGTAAACTATTAGAGCATAGTAAGACGCTCGAGCTAGTTCCTGTCCTGCTTTAGCTAAACTAATCCATTGGACTTGTGTTAAGGAGACATAGGATGGTATGCCCAAATCAGCGGCTAAGCCGACCGCTAGCTGCGTCAATTGATGCTCGTTTAGCACATTGATGTTAGCTGGTTTAGCGCCAGAATGGTATACACCAAAGTCACGAACAACATGGCGAAACTCTATGATTCGAGCCACAAGAGCTTCCGGGATTTCCTTGACTCCTGAACTAATCCGATCTGACTGTCCTGGATCCTGCAGCACTAGCCGAGACATAGTTCCTATCCAAGTTTTCCAACGTCTAAGATTATCAAGATTCGTTGGCTCTCCGGAGGACCTGACTTGTGCTGACGCCCCAACTGCAACGATTATTCGGTGAAGCCCTTCTCGAGCGTATGCCATTCGCTTCTCACCTGTAGTAGTGTCAGCTGGATCTGATTTCCTAGGTTCTACTGTTATATGATATGACAGATAAACCTCTCGGATCAAAGCTGTTGGGGCAGAGTAAGTTGCGGATACAGCATCTGCCTTTACTTTCGCAAACCCAGCTTCAAAGACAGAGTACCTAACTGCTTGAGTAGACATGAATTGATTTCAAATAAAGTGCCACTAAAAATGATCTTAGTGAGGTTGATGGTGTGAGAGAGAAATATACTTTCTTATCTCGGTTTTTTTTGAATCAACTAGTACTATACATCTTACATCAGAAGTCCCAACATAACTCGAACTAGTCATCGCCAAAGTCAGCCCACGACGGAGAGAAAATCAAAGGAGCAGCGGGTGGGGGAGGAGCAGCTGAAGTGGTCGCAAGAGGAGGCGAGTTTACCTGTTTAGCCTTTCCCTTATTACTAGGGGAGGGAGGGGCTGGTACTACCAGAGGAGGGGGGGATGCAGAGGCGCTTGGGCCTGATTGAGCTGGAGGCATGGCGGCAGCGACCTTCCTCCGATGAATCGAGTCTACGATGAATTGCTTCATCATGCCTTCAAGCCTATTGATGGAGGTTCCTAAAGAAGATAATTCTTCAGCTCGAGTTATCTCCATCCTCTCAAGCCTCTTGGAGAGAGTGTCTAACTTTGCAACAGCAGCTTCAGTAACTGTAAGATTGTTAGTTACCCTATGCTTGAGCTGCAAAATCTCTCTGTGGAGCTCTCGATAAATCTCGGCTGTAACATCTTCCTTTGGATCAGAAATATGAGATTGATGAGCGGATGTTGCAGATGTCAGGTAACGCTCCCCCACCGCCTGTTCCGAGGCAGAGTCGCGAAGCAAGTTCCCATCATCCTCGCCTTGCAATTCTTGCAGTCTATCCTTTGCTACAGAGAAGTGAGGCAATATGCGAGTTAGATTATCCACAATGTCAGTGGGGGACTCTCCTCTTTCTCCACTATGCAAGTCCTCATAGAATCGTTCAAGGTTATCCTCAGTGAACCTCTCCCTCTCGTTCTGGTCTGGGGTGAGAGACATGAGAGAAGATAAGGTGTTAAAAATGGTGTTGCGAATAGGAGAC